GTTCTTGATACATAACCCTTACTACCCATCTATGTGGGGAGTGCTTACGGAGGATGTGTTGCGAGATAGAGCGGACGAGCTTAAGGCGTACAAAGAAACCTTCCTAAATATCTACGAGGAGCGCACAGGGGCAGACCGTAAAACCCTCGCTAAGATGATGGACGAGGATAAATTTTTCACAGCGGACAAGGCGATTGAGTTAGGTTTCGTATCAAGTGTGATAGAGCCGAACACCGCGAGCCGCAGAAAATCAAATACTATTATCAATATGAGTTTTTTAAGCAGATTAAAAGAAACCATCGCGCAAATGAAAGCGACAGCGAGCACCGAATATGAGTGCGAAGAGGGCACGCTGACCGTTGAACGCGATGAAGGCGAAATCGAGGTAGGCGATGCAGCGTCACCCGATGGAACATTTACTTTATCCGATGGCACTAAGGTAACCGTTGAGGACGGAGTTGTAACGAAGGTTGAGGACCCCGAAGAAGAGGGCAAGACCGCAGGCGAAGAGAAGAAGGGCGAAACGACCGAGCAGCAGACCGCAGCCGACACCAACAAGGAGTTAGAGGAGGCGAAATCGAAGGTAGAAGAGTTGGAGGCAGCGCTTGCAGCAGCGACAAAGAGAGCCGAAACAGCCGAGGCAGAGGCGGCATCACTCCGAGAGCAGGTAAGCACCCTGCAAGCATCGCAGGTTACCGAAGAGCAGTCCGCGATATTGGAGGCAGTAAACCTTGCAGGCGGAGAGAAATTCCTCGAAACGTTGAAGAGTGGGTACACTGTAAGCAAGCGCAACACGCAGAGCGTACAAATGCACAAGGTTCAACAGAACATGACGATTGCAGAGTACGAGGAGCAGAAGAAGAAAAAGACAGAAGGTAAGTAACGACATAAAGAGTTAGCATATATGGCAAGTACAAACATTAATTGGAGTCAGATTACGCCCGACAATGGCGCGATTCGTGAGTTAAGTCAGCTGATATTGCAGGCGGTAGTATCGCCCGAGAAGTTGGGTGCGTTCTTGAACGTAATCCCAGCTCAGCGCAATGGCGATAAGTTGGCATTCGTAGGTGAGTTCGGTTTGGTAGGTAAGGCAGCGCAGGGATGTAAGCCGACCTACGACAGCGAGACGATTGCTGCAAGTGAGAAGGAATGGAGTATCAAAGCATGGGAGGTAGCATTGGAAATGTGCTACGAGGATGTTGCGGGAACAGTAGCACAGTGGGCGCTCAAAAACAAAACATCCATCGCGGACATGACCGGCACGGCATACCTTGCCGACATCATACGCCCACGATTGGAATTGGCTATTATGAAGACTATCCTGCGTTTGGCATGGTTTGGAGATACCAATGCAAAGGCAACAGCGTCTGGCGGTGTATTGCTCAACGGTGATAACGCGAAGTATTTCAACATCACCGATGGTTTGTTCAAGCGTATCTATCAAGTTATTGCAACCGATAGCGCACGCAGAACAACTATCGATGCGAACGCGCAGACTACTAAGGCAGCGCAGAAGACCGCATTCATGGCAAGCGGTTACGCTATGAAGATATTGGATAACTTGATTATGGATGCACACCCATTGTTGCGCGGTTCAGAAAATCAAGTAATCTACATCACGCAGTCATTCAAGGATGCACTGAATATCGACATTCGCAACAACAACAAGGGTAGCGAGCTGCAGTGGAACAGCATATTCATGGGTATTCAAGAGAGTACCTACAGTGGTATCAAGTTGATTTCAATTCCTACATGGGATGAGATTATCCAGGCATACGAGGGTACAGAGACCAAGTTCAACCAGCCGTATCGCGCTATCTACACTACCACACAGAATATGTGCGTAGGTTTGGAGAGCGAGAACGAATTGGTAGATTTGCAAGTTTGGTTCGACAAAACCTTGCAGACCAACTTCTTGCTGGCAAAGGATAAGTTGGGAACTCTCATCGCAGATGACCGCATGATTCAGGCTGCATACTAAGATAAGACAGTTTCATAAATTGTTATTATATACGTTCCGGGGTGCTTATATAAGGGATAGCACCTACCTTCCCTAAAAAGCACCTCGGTTTTTAAAACTAAAAGAATATGGCTTGTGAGAAATATATATCTGACGACATTGAGAGCGGTTGCAGTAGTGTAAGTGCAGGTTATGAGCGCCAAGGCTACATTATTAATCGTTCTCATATCGACATAGAGAACGTGGTTTACGACGTTGACTTTGCAGGGTTGATTACTAGTCTGCCTCTTAAGAGCGGAAAGAAACCCTATAAACTAATTGTTCCGCCTCGTACACCGTTCAGTGGTACCAAGACGGAGTTTAACCAAGGCACATATATCAACACCTTTAATCATACGGTTTCATTCGTCCTACTCAACAGTGGTCCCGATGCATCTAAGGTTGCGGACTGCCTCGCGAATGGTGAGTATGTAATCTTACTTGAAAGCAAGACTCCTGACAGTAAGGCTCATTGGGAGGTGTATGGATTGCGCCAGGGCTTGCAGATGAGTAGTGCTACGAGGGAGCCGTGGAATGATGATACCCGCACGGGATGGTCATTCGAGATGCAGGAGAGCGGTAGCAGTAGCGCAGGCGATTGGGTGATAGATGATGTTATTAAGGCGTTGATTGCTTAATAAGACGGATGGAAGATTCAGTAATTTCTTCATATAAAACCAAGGCAGAGGAGCTGGAGGAGTACCGCAATGGCGGAACCCTTCCTGCTCACGAAGCCGAATTAGATACACTCTACATGGATGTATGCGGCAAGCATATCCGAGAATGTAACTGCAAGGATAGATGGAGTGATGCACTGATAGAAATCCATGTAACGTTAAACAAGTTAGAAAAAATGACTATGGCAGGAACAAAATACAGATTGCGCGTTGGCGTAGTGTTACACGACTTTGAGAAAAACGAGGCGTACACTAACGCAAACCTTACCGACAAGATAGCGAAAGATTATCTGAAACGCTATCCGCAACAAGCAGACCTTTTCGAGGTTCTACCCGAGGCGAAGAAGGTATCTAAGCAAGAGGAGAGCCAAGATGCAGCAGTAGAAGAGGAGTTGAAGGACACCGAGCAGGAGGAGAGCCAAGATGCAGCAGTAGAAGAGGAGTTGAAGGACACCGAGCAGGAGGAGAGCCAAGATGCAGATTCGAACGTTGAAGATACCGAGCAAGAGGATTGAGGCACACTATAATAGTGGGCTAAATCTCGTAACGTATGGGCACAACAACTTGTACCCACAGCAGGTTGCGACCATTGTGGCAACAAGCGCCATAGGTTCAGCCTGCATGAAGCGTTACACGGACTTCATCGAAGGAAGAGGCTTTCGGGACGAGCAGTTAGCAGCGTTGGAGCTGAACAGATTCCAAGAAACAGCGGACGATATACTGGCTAAGGTGGCGCACGATGTTGGTATGTACGGAGGGTTGGCACTGCATGTAAATTACGATTTGGGGGGCAATGTTGTAGAAGTGCAGCACATACCCTTCGAGAATTGCCGATTAGAAGAACCTGACGAGGACGGAGTAGTGCATCACATCCTATTGCATCCCGACTGGACGCAGCAGCGAACGCGAGCAGGACAGAGGCTATGGGTGAACTCGGAGACCGTAGACCGCATTCCAGTATTCAATCTTGACAGCGTAAGAGAGGAGATGTTGGAGGCAGGCGGCATCAGCGAATACCAAGGGCAGATTCTCTACATCTCAAACATCGGAGCGAACGAGTACGCGATACCGCGTTACGACTGCATTCTTACGGAGCTTTCCATTGATGAGGGTATAAGCAATGTAAAATACCGCAATGTGCGCAATAACTTCCTTCCTGCAGGCATGTTGATAACCAAGCAAGGGCAGATGGCACCCGAAGGAGATAGTGGAGACTCGGACAAGGAGTTTGCGAACTTCATGGATGATTTCATTGACTTCCAGGGTGACGAGAAATCATGCAATATTATCGGCATGAATGTAGCGAGCGAAGAGGAGGTGCCCGAGTTCCGACCTTTCGAGGTGCAGAACTTCGATAAGCAGTTCGAAACAACCGAGAGCAGCACGGAAGGACGCATTTACGCATGTTTCGGGCAAGAGGCGTTCTACTGCATCAAGCAAGGTAAGGTTGGCTTTGGCGGTGACGTTGTAACGGACGCTTACAACTTGTACAACAGCGTAACAGACAAGGAGCGCAGGTTGATAGAGCGTGCGTTCACTAAGGTGCTAAGCGGTAGCATATTCGCGGCAGCGGATTGTTCCATAGAACCGATTCGGTTCGAGGGTGTAAGCGCTGCAGCACAGCAGATAGGAGGCATGATATGAAGTCAAGATTGATAACTAAGCAGGATATTACGCAGTATGCGCGACCTTGCAATGCGGATGATGCGCTTGTAAATCGCTGCATCGAGGAGGCGGAACTGTTCGACTTGCGCGTCAATATCGGTGATGAGCTATATATGGAGCTGCAGGATGCAATCAAGAAACACCAGTACGGCACATTTACCGATACATTCGATGAGTCATTTGACCGAGCAAGCCGCATAGCATTTCTCTACTCCGGGGGCAAGTACCAAGACAGAGATGGCGCATGGCACATGTTCATTGGTGTGCGTTCGGCTTTGTGCTACTACGCTTACGCGCGTATCGTAAGGAGCGGCAGCGGCACGCAAACAAGGTTTGGCTACGTGAGCAAGGAAGATTCATATTCCAGCCATGCAAGCGCAGCCGACAGAGTGCAGGCGTACAACGGTGCATTCGAACTTGCGGATGCGTACATGATAGAGGCAAGACGTTTTATCCGTGAGATGTGCCCCGAGCTGCAGCAGCGACCTATGAAAAATAACAGAGTCAAATTACATGTAATTGGTAAGTAAGATGGTTGAATACGAGGATTTGAAACAACGTGCCGAGCAGGTTAGGGACGAGCGCGAGCCGATGGAGAACACAGCGTTTCGCGTTGGTGGCGTGATGGTAGACACCATCGAATTGACCGAGCAGGTAAAAAGGACGGTAGAGAAACAGATCGCTGGCGTTAAGGGTGAGTTACAAGGAAACTTGCGCGTTACACCAAGCGAGGATGGAACAAGCGAGGAAGTGACAATCTACATAACTGCAGGAGGTGAGCAGGCGCAGCCCGATAAGGTGCGAATTACCAAGAAGTACGGAAGTGCGGAGCAAGTACTGTTCGATGGCGTTACCACGCACGTAATGATAGATAGCAGTATCAGAGCAAGTGAGGAAACGTTTATTCTCTCCGTGCAGAAGGAAGGATTTGCACCGCACACCGAGCAAGTGACGAAGTATTTGAGCTTTATCGGTGCAGGCGATGGTGACCCAGCGGTAAGCAACATGCAGCGCATAGTATCGGACAGTGCAAGAATGCGCGGCAAGGTGACTACCAAGGTAGGCGAGAGAATACAATTGCTTATACCTTCGGGGTTGGAGATACGCAAGGTTACATCCGATGGTATATCCGTAGCGTTGGACGAACCGCGGACAGCTCAGAACACCTACGGAGAGTACCGATTGTATCAGAGCCGCAACAAGCTCACGGAGGCAGATTGGGAGATTGAAGTATATTAGCAGGAAGAAGATATGGCAATCAAACTTACAGATGAACTAACGGCAGCGACCGAGCAAGGAAAGTTAGGAGCAGCCAAACAGATATACCTTAAAGGCGATGTGAAGAACCTGCAAGATAGGGACGCAGAAGTAGAAGAGGCACTCTCCGACATGCAGGAGCGTATCAAGCAGAATAAGCAGACCATTGAGGCGATAAGCGTGCAAGGAGGAGCGAACACAGCCGAGGCGGTGACGTATAACAGCACCGAGAGCGGGATGGAGGCAACCAACTTGCAGCAGGCAGTGGATAAGATTGCGGCAAGAGTAACGGCAACCGAGAGCCAAGCAGCCACAATTGACGAGCATACCAAGCAGATAGAATCGCTTACGGACGAAACAAAACAAATAGGCGAAAAAATCAGCGTACTGGATGGATATCAAATCGTTGAAACAACAGAGTTTATTTTTGCGATTGTGGACGCGGACAACAATGTTGCATTCGGCATTCGAAGAACGGATGGTTCCGTGGTTATCCCGAAGGGGCAAGCCGAGGACACCATTACGGCTTTGCGACAGCTCACGAGTCGCAACGACAAAGCGCATGAAACGTTTACTTCCGACATCGAAGAGATTAAGGGAGAAGTGAGCGAACAAGCCGACAAGGTGCAGCAGGTAGTGGATGATATGCAATCGTTTACGGACGGACTTACAAGCGAGCGGCAGGCACGCGAACAAGCCGACAAGGCATTGAGCGAACGTATCGACACCGAGCAGCAGGCGCGAGCCGAGCAAGTAGTAACACTTCAAACATTGATTAACACCGAGCAGGAGGAGCGCGAGAGTGATACGCAGACGTTGAGCGACAATATCGCAGCCCTGCAATCTACGTTAGGCAGCGAGATTTCCACTCTTGCAACGGATGGCGCGGTAGCACGTGACAAGATGCAAGCGGACATCAACAGCAACACCGACAAGATTAGCGAGGTTAGCGGCAGTCTATCAAGCGAGATTACGGCACGGCAGCAGGCGGACGATTCGTTGCGGCAGTCCATTACGCAAGAGGCAGCCACAAGAACAGCCGAGGATAAGAAACTGGATGAGCGCATATCTACCGAAGAGAGCGCACGCGAACAAGCCGACATTGCCGAGGCAACGGCAAGAACAAACGCGGACATTGCGGAAGAAAAGGCGCGTATCAACGCGGACGC